TAAGAACCATCATTCTGATATCCTTGTAATGGATAACCTGCAGATCTTACTGGATAAATTGCTTCAATAGATTCTAGTTGTTCTTGGGTCATCATGTAACCGTACTTGTCAATTACATCAGAGATAGTCATCATATCAATACGGCCAACCCAGTTACCTTGAGAAATGTACCTTGCTTCTGGTGACTTGTGATAAAAAGTAGTTACTGGATTCCAAAGCTCAACATCATAATCATCTTCCATCATGCGCATGTGCCAGAACTCTCTATCGGTAATAAGCATATCTCTAAAAGCTCTTTCCTCAAGTTCATCCATTCTAAATCTTTCCTCATCAACTTTCATCTGATGAGCAGCCCATTGCTCACACATGCTCCTGTAATCTTTATCAAAGTAATTTTGTATCTCAGGAAGAGTCTTAAGATTTTCAGGATTCATTTGTTGTTGCATTTGCTCTTGCATTTGTGGATCATTCATATCCATTCCTTGTTCAAGCATCTGAGCTAATAACTTTTGCTCAGCTTTTGCAAATAAAACATCTTCTACTTGTTTACGTTTTTCTTCTAGCTGCTCATTATAAGTAAACTCATCAACCCCGCGGAAGGTTGCCTTAGTATTTCTTTTAGCAAACTCAGATACAAGCACGTTAACCACATTAGGAATAATAGGATAAAACTTAAGTTCTAAAGCTGTAGTATCTTCTTGGATAAGAGTTTCAACTAAGTCTCTCATCTCATTGTCATCTTCAACAATGTAATCAGCTTTGTCAATAACTCCTTTAGCAAGCTTATAGTTTTTCATAAGCCGGCGCGCATTACGGCGGATCTGTTTTAAACCATTCCACTCTAACCAGTCAAGATTCCAGGCTGTCCATTCAGCATCTTTCTCATCACGTGGAAGAAATTGAACAGGCTGTGTGATACTACCCATACGGTTAGTTTCAGATTTGGCACCAGCCTTAAGTTGCATTGCGTTTAATACTTTCATAATCTTATCTTATATTTTTAAAAGGATTTCTTGGTGCTTGCATGCGACCAGGATTTCCTCTACCTTTTCCAATATGCCGGAAAGGGCTGTTACTTAATTTAAACAAATTTGCTGACTTTTCCAAGTGTTTTCTGTCAGTATTTTCAACTCTTTTTTTATAACCCCTATTTGCTTGCTGAACTTTAGCAAAAGCAATCAGTGCTCCTATTGCTACCAGCCTATCCACGTTTATGTCTGAGTTATAAGCTTGCATCTCTTTCATGGCCATTGGATCAGGAATACGCTCAATGCCATAATATGTTTTTACAATAGTACCATCATCTTTAGTGTCAACATCTAATTCTTCTTTGAGAAACTCAATAAGATAACTTAAGATGTGATTCTTAAACAATGTTCCTGTATTCTTCCAACCATATTCTTGAAACACGTTCCGGTTTGAGGACAACTCTTTCAAGAAAAAGATCTGATCTTTAGGTACAAGATAGCGCTGTTTGTGCTTACTTATCATGTACTGTATAAACAAAGATACGTTATTTTCTATTAAAGTCCACGAGTTATACCACTCAATTATTAAAGCAAGTCTTTCATGAGTTTTATTGATGTCATCAAAACGTCCGCACCATGCAGCAACAATCTTATCTCTCTCAATATAAGTCTCTGTTTTATCAGCATCAATCTTAGTTACTTCTACAGGATTCTTATAAACGTAAATAGAACATAAAGATTCTGAGGTAGTTGTTTTACCTTCTGACACTGGGTCAATAGAAGCGTAGTAAGATCCCCACTCTGCATTAGGATCAGGTCTTTCCCACACAACTAATGTTCCTGTTTTGTCTTCAGTGTTTTTAGTTATTGGGAATTCAGATATAGGAAGCTTGGTTGTTAGATGAGGTTCTATTTTACCTGAGGCATCACGTTCAAGATTTATAAACTCGTAAGCATAATCTTTTTCTTCAATACGGCGAGTTTGTGCAGCTACTAAGTTTTGCGGGAATAGTGATACACTCCTGTAAGCAAATGCTTCAGCAATATTACGCGGATGCTGAGATATACGCAATTGGTATTTTTCTGGTGTAAGATCTTTCTTCCACTTTTCAAATTTAGCATTTAAAGATTCTAAGGCTTCTTCAACAAGTGAGTTACCATACTTATCAATATATGGAGGCATTGACCATTGTTCAGGAATAAACAAAGCTGATTCTCCTATAGTGCCTTTATCATCAATTAAGTTACTAGTGACAGGGTAGATACTATTCACAACGGGATATATTGTCATTTGCTTCAGTGGCTCACACTGATCTAAATCACCTACTGTTCCTGCTGCAATAAAGATACCTGTTGTAATATTACCTGATTGTAATGCTGGAAATAAGTACTCAACAGTCTTGTCCATATGTGGTGCAACACCGGCTTCTTCATAGAAGAAAATACGTACAGCACCACCGACACCTGAGGTATCACTCTTTTCAAAACTCACACCTTGTATTGTACCTTTTAAACCTTTTAATGTTGATCTACCATCTGAACCGGTATCTTCAATTTGTTGTTGCCACATTAAAACTTTACTAGGATTCATAGGACGGTACCAAGCAGTCTTATCATCTAAGAATGACTTATACTCAGTTAAGAACTTCCATGAACCTTTATCATTAATGTAATCTTTTAATGAAGCACCTATCTTAAGGATTGGTGTTTCCTCAAACCAAATCTGATTAATCATTTTGGCCATATGGTAATAGGAGGAACCAAACTGCCTTTTCTTTAATACGGCCGCGTGCATCCAATGTAATTCTGCCAACAACTCATATAGAGCCATGTGATACTGACTATCCCAGATATCTGGAAAATCAAATTTCTTTTTTACTTTATCATTGATTGGTAGGAAATTGACCCACATGTAATACTCACGTGGTAAATACCAAGTGTCATTCTTACCTTTAAAAATAACACCGTTACGGCATTTGTTTTTCTGATCATTCCAATAAGCTAAGAAATCTTTACTGCCCTCAGGATAAGGACAAAAATAACGTAGCTTGTTAAATTTTCTTGCTTGAGTATTAAACTCAAAAGCCGTTTCATCAAAATTGTACTGACCAGGTTCTTTAAATAAAGATAAAACAAAATCTTTAAACTCATCCCGTGTATTAAACGTGGTTGTGGACCATTCATCATTTTCCCAAGTAGGAACTACTATGTATGGTTTATCATCCATTCTTTAAAAGCTTTTTGATCTTTGCTTCATCTCCACCAGTCTTCTGAATAATATCCACTAGTGTATTATGATTTTTTGAAGTTAGCACATTTTGTAATTCTCCATTGAAGTATTTGCTAATATCTTCTCTTTTAAAAGCGGTCCAGCTTTTAACATAATGGTTGTAGTGAAACAACCAGTCATACAATTCATCTTTATTGGTCATAAGCTAATTTTTTATTTCCGCGTGTACGGCCTTTTAATTCTTCAAGTTCTTGTAAAGCAACCTTTTCAAGTTGTTTAAATTCCATGATTGTTTTACCAACTGATTTTACTTGTGACTGTAAAGCCCCTATATTACCATCTCTCCCTGTAGTAACTTCAGCAGTTCTTACAAAGCTACCTAATCTTTCCATCAAACGCTTATTGTCTAGATAATAACGGTATGTAGGAGTTACTGTTAAAGAATCAAGTTTAGTCATAGCAGCTATCATAACCTCATCTTCTAAAGTGTATTCACCAGGAAAGTCTCCCAGTATAATATCTTCTTTAGCATCTTCTTCTATATTAGCATATGCACTTTCAGGATCAAATTTATAAAATAAAAAGTTAAATGCTGGAATAGGATTCTCATAAGCATCATGTACAGCTTTAAGTTCCGGTATTGATAAACAATTATGATTTATAACCACTTGTCCATTCACTATATCAAAAAATTTTAATGTCATGTCTTTCTCCATTTAAAGTGAATACCAATGCATAAAATGCAGATAGTCATATCTACATAATGATCCATTGGAAATGAGACACCCAAGCACAACCCTGGGTAAATCTGAAAATCTATTTTAATTCTTTTTTTCTTGTTCATTTTTACATTGTTACAAAATAACTCTCTGTGTTCATAAGGATCATTGCTCATTTTTTCTGTTCTTGAATATAGTTTATCATGTTAATAATCTCTCTTTTTAAATAAGGTGTTTCATAAGGCACAACTGTTTTTACAACAGGTTCATTATTAGCATCCTTGCGCAGTATGGGATTACCAAATTTGTCTTCACCATCCTTTTCAAAAATTACATGGTGTAACATCATCTTACCTGGTTTGTAATTAGGATTATGTTTTAAGATCATGTACATATAAGCACTTAACTGTAAAGCATAATGATTAAAGTTGCAATCATCTAAATGAGCGCATGGACCCGTCATCTTCTTAGAGATGCCTTCCCAGCTCTTAAAGGATTCTTTTTTAATCTCTTTATTTGTTTTATAATCAATTATGTCCACAGTATCTTTTACTACTTCAACTCTATCTGACTGACCACATAGACCTACTGATTTCAAATATACAAAATGTTCTGGATAAATCCCCTCTGTAAGTTTTTGAGACGGTGAATGTTTTACACCATTATCATAAATAGGTTTGATAATAGGTATTGCTACACCTTGTCTCTGAATTGTATCAATGCTAAGTAAATCTGATTCACGTTGATCATGATAAAATGTACCTGCTGATAAAGCTCTGTCTGTTTCATTTGACCAGTGAGCTTGTATTTCCTCAGGAGGAATACCATACCACTTAGACTTTTTATTCTTAGAAGATTTGATTGACTGCGCTACCGGATCAAACTTCTGTTTAAACTGTCCAACAAATGTTGTGACACTCAACCATGTTATACGGTCATTAGGATCTAAGCTCTCATACTTATGATCCTCTGCTTTAAATGTTACTGCCATTATGAGTTATTGTTTGATTGGGTTGATCTTTTAAAACATGATTATAATACCATTTGTGAGAAAGTTCTTCATCTTGATTTGTTGGTTTATACTCTAATTTTTCTTTATCTTCTTCAGTTAATTTTATATAAAGACTGTGAAATACATCTCTACCTCTTTCTTCATCAATCTTTTTTAGAGCTGGATCCATAAGTCTTTCCATTCTTATTTCATCTTTTTCTTCCTCTGTTCTTTTTAAAGCATTAGCAGGCTTAATATGATAAGGAAGCTCTCCTGTTTTATCTAGCTCATCTATAACATTTTTCATGTGTTCTTCCAAATACATTTATTTGAGCATCTTTAAGAAAAGTAGACGTTTCCTTTTCAACTTTTTCAATACTTGCTCTATTTGGTGGCAAGCCGGTCATCTCACTAATTATTCTTGCTCCTTTACAAGTTGGACAAGGCCAAGTTGATCTAGGCAATTCTAATACAAAAGGATCATCTCCTGTACCATTACATATTGGACATTTTTGAAAACTCATGATTAATCTTTTTTAGTTGGTGAATAAGGATCATACTTTATTGAATCATAGATTCTGTCTTGTTCTTCTTCTGATAATACAGCTCTCCACTTGGGCCCATTAGGATGTGCACATTCTGCAGCAAGTGATCTTACTTTAAATGCTAAGCAACATCCACAAGCTGAACAACAAGGCGCTGTTCCTGGTACCATACAGCTATCACCTTTATTATCAAAAAGGCCGCAGTCTTCACAGATAGCCAATCTTCTTGTAGCTTCTTCTTCAATCATTTTCTTGTATATCATTCTGTTCCAAAAGCCCTCCCATATCTGAGCTCTGTTCTCCCATATCTTTTTGAGTTTTTTCCACATAGCGTTTATGTTTTATTTGTTTTTGTTTTTCACTTTCTTGATTTATTTTTACTTGTAGTTCATTGAGTATGTTTAATCTTTGCTCTGTCTCTTTGAGTATTGTAAATTTCTGAAAAGACGCAGTCTCTGGGTCATCTGTAAGAGTTTTATATTTGTTGTGAATTCTCTCATACTTGGCTATTGTGTCAGGTAATCTCCAGGGTTTAGCTTTAAATGTACCAAGACCTTCTAGTATAATATTAGGACTAAGACCTTTAAGCATGGCTTGCTTCACATCTTTCCAGTAGTATTCTATAAGCTCTGCTACAAATTTCTCAGTTATGTTAAGCTCATTAGCAACGGGAGCATATAAATCTTTAGGCTTCTTGGGGTTCAACGTACACAATTTTATAGTTTAACAATACAGAACCATTTAT